ATCAAGGTTCGCGCCAAGCACAATCCATCACATGGCGACAGTGCTTATAAGATAACCGGGCATCTGGAGCACGACACGGAAACCTGCATTACACACTATCCGCGCCAGCTGATTGAGGTGAAGTGTGAGCGCGGCCTGCATCCGACACAAAAGCCTGTTGCACTGTTTGCATACCTGATTCGTACCTATACCAACCCGGGCGCACTGGTGCTTGACAGCTGCATAGGCAGTGGTACAACGGCTGCCGCCTGCATCCAGACCGGGCGGCACTACACTGGATTTGAGTTGGACAGTGCTTATTACCGCACAGCGGAAAGCCGCATCAAAAGATTACAAGAAGGAAAGTCCTCCTAAGAATTGCAACGCCGCTACATCCTGACGGCGTTGCTTATACAGGAACTGGCATGGCGCACGACGGGTGCAGGGTTGTACACCGTACCGGGTTCGACTCCCGGAGTTCCCACCAAAGAAAGCAGGCGACATCATGCTCAAGAAGATATGCGCACACGTTGGATGCAATGCTGTCATACCAGCAGGGCAGACGTACTGCGACAAGCACCAATGTACCTACAACCATGAGATACGCCGCACGATTGACCGCAAGTATGATACATTCTATCACTCAAAAGAGTGGAGGCAGCTCCAACGAGCGGTTATGCAGCATTACCACGGGATGTGCGTGTATTCGTACATTGTTGAGCACGTTGCGTGTCCGGCAGGCGCAGTGCACCACATTGTTGAGGTGCGGGACGATTACAGTAAACGCCTAGATAGGAGCAACTTAATGCCGGTTTCTGCTGCCGTACATGATGGTGTTATTCGTCAGATGTACCGGAAAAACAAGCAGGAAGCACAGGCGCGATTGTTTCAAATTTTGAAAGAGTGGAACGAAAAATTTCAGGGGTAGGGGCGGTCAAAAAAGTTTCAAAAACGTCCTAGCGGGAGCGCATAGGCCTGTTTTCCCGCAAAAACTCCCTAAATGAATTTCATAGGAGGTGGGGATATGGCACGGCAAAGACAGCCAATTCACTTGCTGGAAGAAAAGGGGAAAAAGCATCTTACAAAGCAAGAAATTGAAGAACGGAAAGCGACAGAAGTGGACGCTCCGGCGGACAAAATTGTCGCACCGTCTTTTCTATTAAAGCGGCAAAAAGAAAAATTCTATGAAATTTCAGAGCAACTTGTCGCGCTGAAAATCTTTTCTAACCTTGATTGTGACACACTTGCACGCTACATTGTTGCCGAAGATGAATATTTGCAGGCGACAAAACTTGTAAAAAAACTAATAAAAAACGATTGTTTTTTGGATGCACTTGAAAAGACCGTTCGCATTCAGAACAACTACTTCAAGCAGTGCCGCGCCGCCGCTGCTGACCTTGGGCTGACGATAACCAGCCGCTGCCGATTAGTTATTCCGAAGCAGGAGGAAAAGCAAGAAAGCAAGTGGAGCAGTTGGACTGATACCGGATGAAAGACAGAGCAATTCTTTATGCTGAGTCAGTCGTGCGTCACACCATCGGCCGCCCGATAGGAAATTCAGAAGTTTTAACTGCTGAGCGGTTCCTGATAGACCTTGAACGGCAGGGAACAGAAGCATTCCCATTTGTCTATGACGAAAAAAAGGCAGGCCACATTTTAAGGTTTGCCGAAAATCTGATTTTGACAGAGGGAGAAGAACCGCAGCCGTTCCGTGCCGCAGACTTTCAGGCTTTCATTTTGGAAAACTGGAACGGCTGGGTGCTGAAGGATACCACAAACCGGCGCTTCCGTACATCGTATATTCAAGTCGGACGCCAGAATGGAAAGTCAGTGCTGAATTCTATCCCAGCACTGTATTATGGGAACTTTGCAGGGTACAAGTACCCGCAGATTTACTGCGTGGCTACAAAAGAGTTGCAAGCTAAAATCGTTCTGAAAGAGTGCTACAAATTTATTAAGGCAGACAGAGAACTTTCCGGCACAAAAACGCACAAGGGACTTTTCACGATTCAGGACTATAAAAGTGAAATCCTGTGCAATTTGAGTGAGGGAAGTATCAAAGCGCTGGGGCGTGATACAGACAGCATTGACGGATTCCGTCCATTTTTCGCCAGCGTGGATGAATACCATAAGCACAAAACAAACCAGATGTATAAATTGCTGACGGATGGCGACAAAAAGATGAAATCGTGTCTTGTGTCGATCATCACCACAGCGGGTTTTGATTTAAACAGTCCATGCAAAACCGAGTACGATTACGCAATCAATATCCTAAATGGATTTGAGGACAATGCGCACTTTGTGTTTATCGCAGAGCCGGACGCGGCGGATATTGAGGGCGAGGGAATTTACAGCGAAAGCATCTGGCCGAAAGCGCACCCGCTCTGGACACCGGAAACACTTATCAGCCTGCGGGGGGATGCCCGGCAGGCGCGGGAAAAAGGCGGAGAAGATTTGTTGGACTTTCAGACGAAAGATTTAAATCTTTGGGTTTCTGCTACTCCAAACGGATACATCAATAAAGCACACTGGAACGAATGTGCCTGCGACAGTACTCTGAAAGATATGCGCGGACACAGCTGCATATTAGGGCTTGACCTTTCTTCCGGAGGTGATTTGACTGCCGGAGTGCTGGAATTTCCGTTGGAAGACGGTAACTATTTTATTTCCGGTCATGCGTTTATGCCATCGGCACGGCTAATGGAGCACGAAAAATCAGACAAAGCACCATACCGTGAATGGGCGCAGGCTGAGCAACTTGATTTAACGGAAACACTCGGAGGATACAAGACAGATTACAAGTACATCCTTTCATACTACAAAGAGTTAGCCAACAGGTACGACTTGAAACTGTTGGGAATTGCATACGACCCACACAATGCAGATGCATTTTTGCAGGATCTGGACGAATTCGGCTGCGACCTGGTATCCATCAATCAGAGTGCAAAAAGCTTGAATGACGCAACAGACGATTTCCGCAATTCAGTTGATGCGCATAAGATTTTGCACAGCCGCGATAACACGCTGCTGACGTGGTGCTTTTTTAATGCTACGCTTACGAGCAACAGTTTCAAAGAAATCAAAATTGACAAGGAACACCGCACCAGCCGTATTGATGCTGCCGACGCGGCTATTGACGCGCATAAGCTGATGATGACCAGTGTAGGCGGGGTGGATGCATCGAAATATGCAACAGATGAATTTCTAACAAAACTATGGGGTGTATAAAAATATGAAACGTGCAGTTGAAGTAATCAAAACATTTATCAGCCTCACAATTGAAGACATACTGATTTTGAGCGGTCTGGCAGTTATCGTGGTAGCTACGTTTTCACTGTCTTTTATTGCCGGATTGTACTGCTTGGGAAGTGTGCTATTTGGTCTTGGAGTGTATGCCGCCATAAAAGAATCGCAAAGGAGGTGATTAAGTGCTTTTTCGCAGTAGACCGCAGTTATCTAATATGCAACTGCCATCGGATGGAGGTGGATGGAATGACCTTGCGAACTGGCTCGGTGTGTCAGGGGATGAACTGAAAGTAAGCGGTTCAAATTCGCTCAAAGAGGTTACGGTGTACACCTGCATCAAGATACTGGCGGAAACATTGGGAAAACTGCCGCTGAAAATTTACCAGGACAGCGGGGATGTACGAAAAGCAACGGAGCATTACCTTTATCCGTTGTTGAAGCTTCGCCCAAATCCGTACATGACCGCAATTGATTTTTGGAAGGTGCTTGAAACACAGCGGAATATCTACGGGAACGCCTTTGCGTGGATTGACATGGATGCAAAAAGTGGGAAAATTACTGGACTTTATCCGCTGGACAGTACACGAGTAAGCATCTATGTGGATGATGTGGGCCTAATCAGTGGAAATCAACATATTTGGTATGTGTTTACTGACTTGCAGGGGAATCGATATAAGCTTACAAGCTCCGAAATGCTGCACTTTAAGGGCCTATCAAACAATGGGATTGCTGGAATGAGCACCATTGAGACACTAAAAAGCAGTATTGAAAATGCAAAAGCGGCTGGACAGTTCCTGAATAATTCGTATAAAAACGGAATGCAAACGGCTGGAATTATCAATTATGTTGGAGATTTAAGTCCAAAAGCAGAGCAAACATTCCGTGACAACTTTGAGCAAATGTCCAGCGGACTGAAAAATGCAAACCGTGTATCACTGCTGCCAATTGGATATCAGTATCAGCCAATGGCGCTAAAGCTGACGGATGCGCAGTTTTTGGAAAATACCAGATTTACACTGCAACAACTGACAGCAGCCTTCGGAATCAAGCCGCATCAGGTGAACGACCAGAGCAAAACCAGTTACGCCAGCAGTAGCGAGGCGAACCGCGAATTTTACACGGACACGCTGCTGTCTATCCTCACAGAGTACGAGCAGGAGCTGACTTATAAGCTTTTCCTGCCGCAGGAGCTGCAGCAGGGGTACTATGTGAAATTTAATACGGACGTAATTCTTCGCGGAGACCCAAAGACGCGATATGAAACATATGCAGCAGGCGTGCAGAACGGATTCCTGACGCCAAACGAAGCGCGAAAGTTAGAGGAACTTCCACCGCAGCCGGGTGGTGACGTGTTAATGGCAAACGGGAATTACGTCCCGCTTACGCAGGTAGGTGCAGCTTATGAGAAGGGAGGGAAGAACAAATGAGTCTTATAATTCAAGGCACAATCGTGCCGGATGAAGATGCAGAAATTTACGATTACTACGGAATTGCGAACATTTGCCCGCAAAAAGTCAGAGATGCAATCGAAGCCGAAAACGGAGGCTGTTTGGATGTGGAAATTGGAACCTGCTATGGCGGTGACGTGTTTTCCGGGTCACAAATGTACGCGGGACTACGCGACTATGCTGGTGGAGTACATATCAAAATTACAGGTCTGGCCGCTTCGGCAGCGTCAGTAGTTGCCATGGCAGGAGAATCAGAGATGGCACCGACCGCACAAATTATGGTGCACCGCGCGTCCTCTTATGCGGATGGTAACACCCATGACATGGCCAATGCAGCGGATCGTCTGAAAGTGGCAGATGAAGCCATTGCCGCCGCATATGCTGGAAAGTCGGGGATGCCTATAAAGGATGCATTAAAAATGATGGACGCAGAAACATGGATGACCGCCGCCCAGGCAGTCGAAAAAGGGCTTGTGGATAAAATCATGTTTTCCGAAAGCACAGATGCCAAAACGGAATTTGAGCCGGGGCAATTTGTGGCGGCGTGCGCGGGGAAAGTGTTGCCGAAAGCGGTCATTGAAAAGACCCGCGCTGTGTTGCACCGGCCTCCGCATGAGGATAGCAAAGAAAAAGATGAATTGGCCATTGCTGTTGCAAAGTTGTCTTTGCAACTTGCACTATAAAAAATTGGAGGTAATTATGAGCAGAGAATTAAGGCAACTGCTTGCCAACCTTTCCGCTTTGCAGAAAGAAGCAAACGATTTGATGAACAAGGACGGCGTGACTGCGGACGAACTCACTGCAAAGTTGGGAGAAATTAAAGCTTTGCAGGCTAAGATTGACGTACAGAAAGCGCTGGATGAGGGAAAAGAATTTGACGAAAGCGGCGTGGAACTGACAGGCAACGCCGCCGAGCAAAAAAAAGAAACAAAGCAGGAAATACAGGACGCATATAAGGGCGCGTTTATGAATGCCCTGCGCCGCCGTGCCACTGGCAAAGATTTTGAAGTGTTAAATCAGCTGAGTCCCAGCGCAGATGCAGACGGTGGACTAATTGTACCGAAGGACGTACAGACGGCAATTAACCAGTACAAGCGCACCCTGCCCGCGCTGGAAGCTTACGTTAATATAATTCCGGTTGGTGCAACCAGTGGCACCCGCGTATTTGAAAAAATTGCGAAGATGGAGCCACTTGCCGACGTTACGGACTTAACGGCTGACTTGTCGGATATGGGAAACCCCAATTTTGAAAAAATTGATTATAACTGTGCTGACCGCGGCGGCATTATGCCAATTCCCAACGACCTGTTGAACGACACTGACCAGAATCTGCTTGCATATCTTGCCCAGTGGATGGGGCGCAAGTCAGTGGTTACTAGAAATAAATTAATTCTGACAGCACTGTCCGTCCAGACGCCGGTGGCAATGGCCGACTGGAAAGCCATTAAAAAAGCCATTAACGTGACGCTTGACCCGATTTTTGCAGCATCAGCAACGATTTTTACTAATCAGGACGGCTATCAGTACCTTGACACGCTGGTGGACAAGCAAGACCGCCCGCTACTCCAGCCGGACGTAACCAATCCGGGTGGGAACAAACTCTTTGGGAAGCCTGTAGTAGTGATTTCCAACAATACGTTGGAAACCGCGAAGTCCGGCACTACCTCCATAACATACAAGGCACCGCTTATTGTGGGCAATATGCAGGAGGCCATTGCTATGTTTGAACGACAGGGATACCAGGTGGACAGCACCAATGTAGGCGGTTCAGCATTTATCCGCAATCAGACACACCTGCGCATGATTGAACGCGAAGATGTGAAGAAAATTGATGGTGACGCGGTGGTATATGGTCAGATTGATGTTACCAGCGTGATGTAAGTAGGAGGGACAGCATGGCGTTTTTGGAAGATGTGCAGAACTATTGCGCGGCGGATGAAGACCTGACGCCATACATCACAGCGGCAGAGCAATATCTTACAAATGCTGGAATCCAGCAGGATGAAACCAAAGCGCTGTATGTGCTGGCAGTTGAAATGCTGGTTACAACATGGTACGACAATCGAAATACGGACCCGTCAGAAAACAACATCCCGCAGCCGTACGGCCTTGCGGGAATCATCAATCAGTTGAAACTCACGCAGGCGGTGACAGAATGAACAAAAATATGCAGGCTGGTCAGCTTCGCGCGAAAATTCGCATCCAGTGCAAAAAAACGACTGGCACGGGAATCCACGAAAAGACTGAGTGGAAAGACCTTGGAACTGGGCCCGGCGGGTACATCCGCTGCTGCTGGTATCCGTTGGGCGGGTCAGAAAGTTGGATTGCACAATCTGTGCAGGTAGTTGATGCCGCAAATGTGGTTATCCGGTACCGACAGGATGTGACCACACAGTGTCGCCTTGTAAAAGACGGCAGGACGTACAGCATTATAGATCCAACCGACCCTGATCAGCATCGGCACTGGCTGAAATTTAAGGCAAAGGCGGCGGTGACAGGTGGCTGATGTGTTTGGTTCGGGAGCGTTGAAGGTGTCTATCACGCTCCCAAACTTTGAAAAATACCTCGAAAAAGTGGAAGCGGCGGGTAACAACATTGATGATGCGTGTGCAGCCGCAGTGAACGCGGCACTGCCAATTGTTGAAAAAGCCATGAAAGCCGGTGCGGAACGGCATCACAAAACAGGTGATGTTGTGAACGCGATAGAATCCACTCCTGCCAAGCGGGAGGGAAATTACATATACGGAACCGTTGGAATTGACCTTGAAAAACACCCTGAAGCAGCACACGCGTTGTATGAAGAATATGGGGACGGACATTCTGCAAAATTTCCAGACCCATTCATCCGTCCCGCGATAGATGAGCATAAAGCCGAGGTTCGCGCAGCGGAAAGGACAGAACTGAAGAAAGCGGGTGTGCCGGTTGAGTAAGTGGATTGAAGCGGTGGAAACCGTGCTGACACAGTTTCAGCAGGATAGTGGCATTCCGTATGCGTTTGAGCGCTGGACGGTTGATGAAAGTCAGCCATTAGCGGAGCAGCTGCCAGACCGGTATCTGGTGTATTTTCTCGTGGACGATGTGGGAGAAACCTATTCGGATGGTAAAGAAACGAGCCATCAGCCGCGCATACAAGTGAGCTTCTTTTACCGCAGCAAAGAGGATTATCTTACTGTACCGGATGCGATTGTTTCCGCATTTACAGCAGCGGATTTCACCCGCAGCAATAGCTGCGGCCGGATACCGTATCAAACAGACACTGGCCATTACGGATGGCATCAAGACTTTTATTATTATGAAGAAAGAAGGTAAAAAATATGGATTCTCCCGTGGTTGGGGAACTTGTAAACTGTGACAACCTGTATGCCGCAGAAATTTTAGAGGATACGCTGACCGCATACCGCACAGGCAAGCCGTTTTATTTGGCTCCGGTCGGTGAAGTTAAACATGATTCCAAAGTATCCAGCTCGAACAGCAACTATGATGGAAAAATCATGTTTACATATTACAGTGAAGCTGGCACCGAAACGCTTTCTATTTCAAACCTTTCTGAAAAGATGAAAGCAAAACTTACCGGAAAGAGCATTGACCCGCAGACGGGCCGTGTGTACGATTCTGGCGATTTGTCCTATGTGCCGTACTATGCGATTGGATACCGCATCGGAATTGGCAACGGCGATTACATTTACCGCTGGTTTCTGAAAGGAACGTTCGAAATTGGCGCAGAGGATGCAAAGAGTAAGGGCGAGAAAGTGGATGCAAAGGGCATTGAACTCACTTTTACGCCGGTATCAACTGTGCATTTGTGGCAAATCCCAGACCCGCGCGACGCAGCCAAGACCATTAAGGCACCGCAAAAAAAGGTAACTGACGATACCACAAACCCGGCCTTTACGGATGCCAATACATGGTTTGACCAAGTACAGACACCGAGCGCATCCGGTGCGTTGCCGCAGTTGACCGTTACGGTTACGCCTGTAGGAGGTGCGACAAGCGTTGCAGCGGGTACGGCGCCAGTGCTGACGTTCAGCAATGCAATTTCCGATTATTCCGGCGTTGCGCTGATTTCTGACGGTGCCGCTGTCGCCTGCACGGTGGTGCTTGACAGTGCACAGAAGGTGTTGACGCTGACACCTACGGCAGCACTCACGGCCGGAAAGCAGTACAGTATCGTTGTTGCGGCTGTGCAGGATATTTACGGTCAGACGCTTGCAACTACAGTTTCCAGCTTTACGGTTGCTTCCGCCTGATTTTCGGCTCCGGGAAACCGGAGCTTTATATAGCCTGACCGGCGCATGAACCGGAATGGCAAATTTAATTGATTAAATTCGGAGGTAAACGATATGAAAGCAAATGTAACGACCGGTGCAGATCTGCGGGGCGATAACGGAAAAATTACGCTCAACGGAAAAGAATATCACCTGGAATATGATATGAACGCCATGTGTGATATTGAGGACAGATACGGGAACTTTGATGCGGCTATGAGAATAATGTCGGCTATGGATATCAAAAAGCCTATGATGAAAGATCTGCGCTTTATGTTTTGGAAAGCCTTGCAGCACGATGAGCCGGAAATTACAGAAGAGCGCGCTGCATGGATGATTACCATGCATAATGTGGGCGATGTAATGATGGCTGTAAACGCCGCTATGAGTACATCGCAGCCTGATTCGGAGGAAAACGGTGACGAAAAAAACGTGGAGAATCCACAGGAGACGGAAGCTTCCCGTGGATGAGCCTGTATACCGTATGGACGGTAGAACTGCACCAGCCAGAAGCTATATTTTGGCGCTGTACACCGCGAAAAATCACTGCAATGTGGCGTGAACATCTGCGGCTGAACGGTCTACTGAAAGAGGATGCAGACGATGCAGAAAATGAAGATAGCGGAGAAGTTGTCACACGCGGTGGCAAGCAGTACAAAAAAGTAGACCCGGCAAAGGCAAGCTGGCTGTATGAGTGAGGTGAGGGTGTATGTCAAAAGGTGGGGATGATTTAGGCGGTAGCGTCGGTCTTGACGTTACGGCTTTTAAAGCCGGAATTTCGGAACTGACAGCATCAATGAATTCTGTAGAAGCAAGTTTCCGCGCCTCGGCGGCTGTTATGGGAAACTGGAGCAGCAGCACAACGGGATTGTCAGAACGTATTTCCTCGCTCAAAGAAAAGTTAGGGTTGCAGCGGGAAGCATTGGACAAGCTCCACTCTGCTTACACTAAAGTAGTTGAGGAGCAGGGAGCAAGCAGCAAATCAGCCGCCAGCCTTGCAAATCAGATGTACAGCATGGAGAAAAAAATTTCTGGCACCGAAAGCGCAATTAAACGGTATGGCACACAGCTTTCCGCGCTCAAATCAGAGAGCAACAGCAGCAAAAGTGCATTGTCTGGCCTCGGAGAAGGATTTGCAAAACTCGGAAAATCGGCGCAGTCAACATCCGAAAAAATGAAAACACACTTTTCGGGAATCAAGTCCGCACTGTCAAGCCTTGGAATTGCATTTGCAGGATTGGCTGCGACCGCGGGGACAGCACTGTCTTTTAAAGGCATGATTGAATCTGCACAAACAGCAGAAAAGACGCAGGCACAAATGAATGCGGTGCTGAAATCCACACAAGGTGCTGCCGGAATGACGGCGAAGCAGCTAAATGATCTTGCTGCCGCTCAGGCGAAAGAAACAACGTTTTCCGCAGGTACCACAAAGCAAGCAGAAAATATGCTGCTTACTTTTACCAATATTAAAAGCAGCGTATTTCCGCAGACCATCAAAGCTGCAGAAGATATGGCACAGGCAATGGGTACAGATGCTAAAAGTGCCGCAATGACGCTTGGCAAAGCGTTGAATGACCCATCAGCGGGCTTGTCAAAGCTGACAAAGCAGGGTGTCACATTTACGGAGGAGCAGCAAAAGCAAATCAAAGCTATGCAGGAGGCTGGAAATACTGCTGGAGCACAGAAACTTATGCTGCAGGAACTCGAAAAGGAGTTCGGGGGCAGTGCAAAGGCCGCTGGCCAAACATTTTCTGGACAAATGCAGATCGCGCAAAATACTCTGAAAAGTGTTGGAACAACAATCGGCACAGCTTTGATGCCCGCGATTCAAACGATGCTGCCGCTGTTTGTGAATGCAGGGCAGCGGCTTGCAGCAACAATTACAGCGCATAAAGTAGACATACAAAATGCAGTTACCGCAATTGCGGGCGCATTGGGGAAAGTAGTATCGTTTATCGCGCAAAACGCGCCAAAGGTTATCAGCGCAATCCAAAATGTTGTATCTGCCGTTATAGCCAAGGTTGGGCCGATTGTGCAAAGCCTGATGCCCAAAATCATCAGTGCCGTGCAAAGCGTTGTGGCATTTGTCGTGGCACATAAGCAAGAGGTCATAACTGCAATTTTGGCAGTGGGGACAGCTATAACAGCAGCAGGGATAGTATCAAAAATTGGACAAGTGATTAATGCTTTTAAATCTATGAGTCCAACAATGCTGGCAGTCAAACTTATCGTTGTAGGGATTGCGGCGCTGGCGGCTGTGATTGTTAAAAACTGGGGACCAATTTCAAATTTTTTCGCAGGAATTTGGAATGGCATCAAATCTGGTGCACAGGCAGTCGCAGAAAATGTCGGAAAGTTTTTTACAGCTGCGGCAAACTTGATAAAGGGCGCATGGAATGGCATAACCGGATTTTTTAGTGGAATCTGGAATGGCATAAAGTCAGGCGCAAATGGTATCAAATCAGGATTGGTATCAGCCTTTAACGGTGCAAAATCCGGTGTATCCGCAGCAGCAAATGGAATCAAAACCGGCGTAATAGCCGTTTTCAACGGGTTGAAATCCGGAATCACAAATGTGATGAACGGGATAAAAACTGTATTTACAACAATCTGGAATGTAATTAAAACGGTTGTGTTAGCAATCGTTATGCCAATTGCGCGTGGAGTTTTGGACTTTTGGAACAGCGCAAAGACCGGGATTACAAATGTCCTGAACGGCATCAAGGCAGTATTTGAGGGCGTTTGGAATGGAATCAAAAATATTGTATTGGCGCCGGTGTTGGCGATTTGCGATATCGTCACGGGCAATTTTGGCAAGCTGAAAGAGGACATGGGAAACATTTGGAACAACATTGTGAATGCGGCAAGTCAAGCATGGAACGGGTTGAAACAGGTAATCTCTGGAGTTGGTCAGATTATTATATCAGTGGCGATTACTGCATGGCAGCATTTTACAAGCAACTTGCAAGCACTGTGGCAAGGCATTGTATCAGTCACGCAGTCAATTTGGAACGGACTTGCAAATTTCTTTACTGGACTATGGAATTCCATTTCAGGAGGAATCTCCAGCGCGTGGAACGCAATCAGTTCTTTCTTTTCGGGCTTGTGGCAGGGAATCGCATCAACGGCACAAAACGCGTGGAACGGTCTGGTCAGTTTTATTACATCCCTGCCGGGCAAATTCCTTGCAGGTGTGCAGCAAATTGGGAACGCCATTAAAACCGGATTCCAAATTGCAATTGTGTTTTTGGCATCACTTCCAGCGCGATTCCTCATGTGGGGCCAGCAGATGATTTCGAATCTGATAAATGGCATCCGGTCGTTAATTGGAAGCGTCAGTACGACGATACGCAGTGGCTTTGATAGCGCAATTTCGTTTATTACATCTTTACCTGGCAAATTTTTGCAGTGGGGTAGAGATATGATACAAAACTTGATTAACGGTATTACCGGGATGATTAGCAATATCGGTAACGCAGTTTCGGGCGTTGCACAGAAAATCCGCAGTTTCTTGCACTTTTCCGTGCCGGATGAAGGTCCGCTTTCCGACGCTGATACATACGGCATTGACTTTATGCAGCTGCTGGCAGACAGCATTGACGAAAACAATGATAAGCCGGCCGCAGCAACGAAAAAGGCCGCACAGTTGATTTCGCAACATATTGCGGAGGCGAAAACAACGCTTTCGGCGCGGCTCAAAGCGCTAAACCGGGAAGCAGCAGATCTGCAAACGGAAGAATCCGTGGCGCTGGCTGGTGCTACAGACAGTGAAAAGCGGCAGATTGAAGCGGAGTATCAGCAGAAAAAATCGGTAATCAGTCAGGAAATTGAACTGCGCAAACATCAGGCAGATCAGGAGATTGCGCAAATAAAGCGTGTTGGCAGTATGACCAAAAAACAGTTGGAAGCCGAGTTGGAGGATAGAAAGCAGTTTGCATCGGACGTCAACAGCCTGCTGGACGAAGTGAAAAATGCGCTGAAAGAAAAATACAGTGAAGAAGAGCAAGCGCAGGAGGACGCAATCAACAAGTCGCTGGATAAGCTGGAAGATTGGAAAACGCAATCAGAAAGCATTATCAACAGTACCTATGACGCGAAAGAAAAGGCACTGGAAGCGGAAGCAACTGCCGCAACGGCAGCCTTGCAGGCGCAGCTTGACGCATTGGATGCAAAGGACAAAGCAAACAGCCGTGCGGAAACTCGCAAAGGCTATACCGATAAAATCACTGATTTGCAGTCACAAATTGACTACAGTCACGACGATTATAACAAGGCCCAGCTGCAAAAACAGCTTGCCGAGCAGCAGGCATCTTACCAAAAAGAACTGGATTCGGAGGCTACAGAGGATAAAAAAGCAGCGCTGCAGAGTCAGATCAGCGCTGTAAAGGACAATTTGGACGCGCAGAAAACGGCACTGGATGCACAAAAACAGGCGGAGCTTGACAGCATGAACGCGGTGTACAAGGCAAAAAAGAAGGATCTGGACAACACCCTCACAGCAGTCAAAAATGCTTACAGCAAAATGCAGGAAGATGCCCAGCTGGAAGCAGAGGCCGAAAAGCTGATTATGCAAAATAATCAGGCTGAAATTTTGTCGTTGCTGCAATCGTACACCGACAGCTACAAACTTGCCGGTCAGTCGTTGGGCGATAAGCTGGCAGAGGGCTTTAAACCTGCTATTGACAGCATTAAGTCCATGATTGATTCCATTTATCAGGAGTTGAGCAATGCGCGGGACGCTGCGATGGAGCTGGAGCGCAACGGCTCTGCATCAACTACCGCATACAGCAGCGACAGTTATGATTACAGCAAGAGCAATACCTTTAATGTCAGCGTGAGCAGTCCGCTTCGGCAGTCACCAGCAGAGCAGACACGGCAGGCAAAAGCAACCGTGCAGCGGATGATGTTCCAATACAGTTAAAATCCCAAACGTTTCAGATTTTGGAGGCAGCAGCGTGGAAGAAATTGTTTTACAAAATAAGCTTGGCAGCATCACGATAGGCGGTGCGCCGCCTTACATACTCAATAGCTTTGATGCCGGAGCACCGAAAAGCACCATGTTGACAACCAAGGCGCCGGGGCAGGATGGTACAACGCTGGAGGGAAACCTGCTGGAGGAACGCACACCCGCCATTACGCTAACAATCCACGCAGACAGCATACAGGATTTGTACGACCGCCGCCGAAAGCTATACGCATTTCTGCTGCCGCGAACATCCGGAATTATGCTGTATACCAATGATTCGGGCACACGGGCAATCCCGTATGCAGTAGACGGGGAACCAGAAGCAAAAGAACGCACTGGGGTTGGTATGCAGGTGCTGGTGCAGCTTTACTGCCCGGATCCGTATTGGTCAGATACAGCCGAAACCCGTGCAGACATGGCAGCATGGGTGGGTGACTTTGAGTTTCCGCTTATCATCCCGGAAGAAACCGGTGTGGAACTGGGGCACCGCATGAGTACACGCATTGTTAACGCTTACAACCCCGGCGACGTGGAGTGCGGCCTGCGTATTGTGTTTACTGCATTGGCATCCGTTACTGCACCATCCCTTGTCAATGTCAACACACAAGAAACCATGCGTGTAAAACGGACGCTTGCTGCCGGCGACCAGCTGATTATCAGCACGGGTGCCGGAAATGAAACTGTGAAAATGCGTCACACAGGATTAGAAACAAATGCACTCAATTATATCGACATTCAGAGTGATTTCTTTCAGCTTGGGCCGGGCGACAATATCTTGCGGTACGGTGCGGATGCCGGAATAGATGAACTGGAATGTGCGGTGTACTATACGCCACGTTATGCGGGGGCATGAGGATGGACAATGCGGTGATTAAAGTGATTTCGCCAAATTTTGAACTGCTGGGGGAGATACGCGACTATGAAAGCTTGCAGTATACCCGCAGCTTTTATGCGGTCGGAGAATTTGAACTACATATCAGCAACAACAAGCAGCATGCGGATGTGCTGACAAACGGCAATATTTTGCTGCTGGATAAAGAGGGGCAGAAAGCCTGCATCATCCGACACAGGGAAAATGAGATTGACGAAAACGGGGACGAAACTGAAACGCTGATTATCAAAGGACCGCAGCTGAAGGGTATCCTCACACAGCGACTGGTTGTGCCTCCGGTTTCTGGAGACGGGTACGACAGCTGCAGCGGTACGCAAGAGCAAATAATGAAACATTATGTGTCCGCAGAATGTATTAGCCCGGAGGATGCAAACCGAACCATTTCGCGCCTTACACTTGCGGCAGATCAGGGCTGCGGGTTGCAGGACAAGTGGCGTTTCCGATTTGATAAGCTTTCGGATGTGCTGGAACAGGTCGGCCAGTACGCGAAGCTGGGCTGGGACGTGACACTTGACCTTGACAATGAGCAAATGGTGTTTGATGTCATACAGCCACATGACCGCACAGCAAATCAAGACGTGCTGCCGCCGGCGCTTTTCAGCACGGAATTCGGCAACGTCAAGGTACCGCATTTTATCCAGTCCTGGATTGGGGCAGCAACACAAGGGTATGCAGGAGGTCAAGGCGATGGCGTTAATCGGCTGATTCAGCAAGTTGGAAGCAGCAAGGGGCTGGACCGCATGGAAACATTTTTGGACTGTTCGGATGCAGAGAGTGCGGCGGAACTGTTAACGTTGGGGACGCAGAAGTTGGCCGAAGCCGCACCCACCCAGTCGTTTGAATTCAGCGTTATCCCTGACCGGTCAATGGTGTATGGTAAAGATTATTTTTTAGGCGATACCGTAACCGTTTGGTCAAAGAAATGGGGAATCACGATGGATGCGCAAATCACACAACTGAAAGAGGTTTACGAGGAGTCGGGTGCGTCGCTGGAAATCACATTCGGGGCGGCCACACCGTCCCTGCGCAAATTTATTGATCACAAAGTATGGAGGACGGTGAGGTAATTGGAGTACAGCAGCTTTTTTAACAGCAAAAACGGTGACCGCAAATATCTGGCCGAAGATTGGGACAGGCACCTAAAAGACCTTATCAGCAACGGTGTGTTTTTGCGGGACAGTGCAAACCTGCAGGTTACCGCAGACGGCAGTGGCATGGCAGTAACGGTGCAGCCGGGCGCGGCATGGATTAACGGCAAGCACTATCTAAGTGATCAGGCGATTGTGCTAAGCCTTGACATTGCCGACGGTGCGCTGAACCGTATTGACCGCGTGGTTGTGCAGTGCAGCACAGCGGACCGTACCATCACTGCAAAAATTAAAAAAGGCACTCCGGCAAGTACAGCCGCAGCACCAGCTTTGCAGCGGGATGCCGATATATACGAGTTGAGTCTTGCCACAGTAACAGTTAATGCTGCCGCCATAACAATCCGGCAGGCAGACATTACGGATACCCGGCTGGACACTTCCGTTTGCGGTGCTGTTGTCGGACTGATTACACAGGTCGGCACAGATACGCTGTATGCACAGGTGCAAGACGATTTGCATCGGTTTAAGTCAGGTAGCGAGAACGATTTCAGCGCATGGAGTACAGCGCAGAAAAACGCATTTGCAGCGTGGAGAGGAGAAGAAAGCGACAGTTTTACAGCGTGGTTTGACCACATCAAAGGGCAGCTATCCACGGATGCCGCAGGAAATCTGCAAAGCCAGATTGACGCAATTACGGCTAGAATCCCGGAGAATGGTGCAGAAAATCAGGTAGCAGTGTACGGCGGCAGTCCCGGTAAAATTAAGTGGCAGCAACTACATTATGTGTTTACCGCCACGCTGACAGCGTCTAGCTGGAGCAGCACCGCGCCGTACACGCAGACGATCGGCTTCGCGGACATGACCGTCGCTATGTACCCACACGTTGACCTGATACCTGCCGATGGTAGCTCACCAACGGTGGACGAAGAAGAAGCGTTTGCTTGTTTGACCGGAGGCACAACGGCGAACGGAACTGTAACATTTGAATGCCGTAGTGATAAGCCGGAAATTACCTTTACTGTACGATTGGAGGTGAACTTGTAATGGGCAGAATTTTCAAACGAGCAGGTGGCGCGCAGTTTGCCAATCCTTACAATTTCCCACTGACTATTTCTATGGCCGAACCAACCGCTAAAGCCGTTGGACATATATGGGTGAAGTCGGATGCGGGCAGTCAGATTAGTAATGTTGTGATTGATGATGCTTTCCGGGAATCCTATCCAAACGGGACCCTCTTGTTGAAAGAATCCGCAAAGGATGAAGATTATTCATTATCCTGCACAAAAAAGGACACAAATGGAGTTACACGAACGTTTTCTTATAATCGGCCATGCACGGATAACACGCTAAATTGGGCAGTTGGGAATTTGAATAAGAGCAACGCTCTTTGCACCATTAAACACCTTTATCCACTGATATACGCAAAACTGAACAATGCTATAGACATCGAAAATGCTTATGTTTGGACGGGTACAGCGTGGGAGATTTTGTGTCAAAACGGTTCGCTCCTTGTAAGCACAGCGTATGGCGGCAGCGCGGCGTATTTTAGCACCCGTATCAGAACGTTCAGTATTTCTGGTGACTCCTTTATTTATTCACCTGAAACACAAATTCCTTTTCCGGATGGCTATGTGACAAACGCACTTTTTAGCCCGGATGGAAAATATTTGTTGATTAAGAACGTGCAAGAGGGAACTAAAACAATGCTATCCGGTTGGTACGTCTATAAAAGAAGTGGGCTAACTTTTACGCTGCTTCCGAACTTCTTTTCTGACGTATTAGAGATTAGCGGTGTGGTAGAAAGCATGAACCTGTATGGCATTTCCTTTTCTCATGATGGGAAAAAAATTGCTATGGTTTCAGACGCTACAAATGGCAAATACTTAATTACTTGTGAGGTACTCAATGATAAAGTTACCAATGTAGCATATAAAACGTCGGGCGAAGTTTTAGCGTATCTCAATCTTGGCGGTATGGCACAGTATTATACATTCGAAACGCACCCCACAGCAAAGCTATCATGGTCTTATGATGATAAATATATCGCACTGCCAATTCACTATAATTTTAATAACTATACTGGTGATGTTGGATGTTATGCAAAAGTTATAAGAGCAAGCAATCTTTTGGCTTTGTCTGGTTCGCCTACTTTCTGCAATCTGAATGACGATTACTCTAGGCCAAACTTTATACCCGGGACATACGATATAATTAGTCCATTTTATGATGCCTCTGGGATAGGATTCAAAATGGCAACTATAAGTTCAGATGAAACCCTCTCTGATGTAACTATAACAATAGATAAATCTATTGTATCCTCTCCAGGGTTAAGTTCAGGCGAGTTTTGCTCTGTTTCTAATGACGGTCGATTTATCCTTTCTTGCGCATTTAATGCAAATGCATCATATCAGATGGTCAGTCGTTTGCACAAAACCGGTAGTACAACATACACAATTACGCCTATTACGAATCCATATTTATCAAATGTAAATGCCGCGTTTTTCTATCCCAACAGTGCAAAAGCGGTAATGATAAAATCTGACAATGCCAATAAAATTTATGACCTGACAGATACAAGCGCAATAGAAAACACCAGTATTGAAAGTACGATAAACAACTCACACATGTTTATTAATACTGAACTTAATGGTATATCCTATTTTAACTGGAATGGAGTGACAATGTAAAATGATTTATTCTGTCAAAAACGGCGAACTTTATCAAGCACTGGCAGATGTGCCGATCGACAGCACCGACTACTGTATTACACCGGAAAGCTTTGACTTGACCCTTTTCCGGGTGATTGTGGGTCTGCGAGATTCCGGGAAAAATCTGATTGTACGTACAATTCAGGTTAAAAGCACAGAACTGCTTATGCAAAATCAAAAGCAAGCCGCTGCACAGGTTGCAGCGCTTGGTCAGCAGGTGGCAACCTTAACCGCGCAAAATGCCGCCCTTGGCAAACAGGTTGCGGCATTGAGTGCCGCAGGAAAGGTAGGTGAATAATCATGGAATGGTGGACATGTGCTTATAACTGGGGCTGGGCAGGCAAAGCCCTGCTGAAGACCGTGGTTGGCTATGGCGGACTGACAGCAGAGCAGTACAAGACGATTACTGGTGAGGACTATGTGGCATAAGGCGGTGTAGCATGGATAGTACAATTATTGTAGCTATAATCTCCGGTGCGTGTACGTTGGTCGGCACCTATGCGGGCATCCGCAAAAGCACCAGCTTGACAAATTACCGGATTCAGCAGTTAGAGGAAAAAGTAGCAAAACACAATTCAGTGGTCGAGCGCACATATGGACTTGAAAAGGATATGAGAGTTGCCAATCACCGGATTGCAGACCTTGAAAAAATTTCAGGGAGAAGTGGAGGAAATAAAATTATGAGTGAAGCACAAATTGTAAACACAATTATCAGCAGTGGCTTGCTTGCCGCTGTGCTGGGCCTAGTGCTCAGCGCCGCGAAGTACGCCAAAACGTGGGTGGACGCAAAAACCACCGAAGTTACTGCAAAAATCAAAAATGCAAACGTTAAGCACGCGGTTAGTACCGCAGAGGACTGTGCCACTACAGTAGCTTACAAAATGGCGCAGACCGTGGTTGATGATCTCAAGGCGGCGTCTGCGGATGGCAAACTGACCGCCGAGGAGGCGGCACAGATCAAAGCAAATGCGCTGACCGAGGTCAAAACAATATTGAGTGAGGACGTAATCAATACCGTACATACCGAGTTTGGTGACGCAGATGCGTGGTTGACAAGCAAGATTGAGGCGGCGGTTAAGCAGCTGCACATTGCCGCTCCGACGCAGGCTGCTGCTCTGCTGCCGGACACGTCGCCGGTAGTTGATACGGTAGAATATGATACAACCAAGGCAGCACAGGCAGGTACTGCGGATGCCGCGAAAGGAGTTGTTGAGGATGTCGCTGCAAATAACGCAGATGCTGTGTCCGTCCAGTAAGTATCCGATTAAGTGCCCGTACTCCATGACACCTACCCGCATTGTCGTCCATAACACGGATAACGATGCTTCGGCAATGAACGAAATCAGCTACATGATTAGCAATGACCATGAGTGCAGTTTCCATTACGCCGTTGACGACCAGCGCGCCGTGCAGGGAATTCCCGAAAGCCGCAACGCCTGGCACGCAGGGGACGGGCATGGCAAAGGCAATATGCAGGGTATCGCAATCGAAATCTGTTACAGCCTTTCCGGCGGCAGTCGTTTTGATGCTGCCGAGCGGAATGCGGTGGAACTGATTGTGTCAATCCTGCGCCGGTATGGCTGGGGGATTGATAAGGTCACAAAGCATCAGGATTACATGGACAAGCATTGTCCCGACCGGACGCTTAACTATGGCTGGCAGCGGTTTTTAAACATGATTGCCGCGCGTCTCAATGAGTCAAAAAAGGAGCAGCTTCCGGTGCTTGCCCCGGCCGGTGCCACCTACACATCAGATACTACAATGCCGGTAGTGCTACAGACGGGTGGCACATACATCTGCAAAATCACCTGTGCTGCAGGTCGGCCGTCACTGGCAGCGGGCAGCAGTGGAGTGGTGGACATCACCTATCAGAGTCACACAGGCAGCCAGTATTTTTACAAGCTGACCGCCGGAAGCATCGGTGAACGCGAAGTCGGCGTGTATATCAATCACAGTAGCAAGCCTACCTTTGCCGTGCGTGTCGGCTCTGCCTGCAAGAGCGACACAACACAGGACGTCAAGCTGCAGGTCGGGCAGTGCTATACGATTGGTTTGACCAGCAAGGTTAAGCCGACCGTTACGGTTGGCACAGGCAGCATTGCAACCCCAGCGGGTGTGTATCAGGCAGGGGACAGCAAATGGCTTGCACCAGTCGTCGCGGTACGCGCCGGTGCCACTGGAATTTACACGCAAGCGCCCGGCGAACAGCCAACTAAGCAGTTTGCGCTGAAAGTCGAATAATCCCAAACGTTTGCGAATTTGGGCAGAAAAAATCCCCCGGTTAAACCAGGGGATTGTTTTTTTGCACTATAGGGTGCATTCGGAGTATGATATTTTCAATTCACGCCCCAGCATTGGGGCGACTAAACTTTGACATAATAATATAACTTAATTATAAATTTGTCAAGCGTATCTCTGTGTACGGATGCTTACACTTGCGGCCGGCACCATTACGGGCAAGCAGACGCTGCACATGATTGTATTGCTTAACGCTTATAATCGCAGGGTGGATGCCCTGATACAAGCTATTATGATAAGCATTATAACTGCAGTATACAGAGTGAGTTAATATTTTGCGGATACTTTCGGCCGTAAATAAGCAGCCACGCAGGCCGCGATATCCGCGCAAATTACAGCACTCTGCGACGGCTGAAAGGCTCCTAAACTCCTCATATTTGTCAAAAATATAATGTATAATTTCGGCACCTGCGGGATTAATGCGAAAAGAGTCTTTGCCGTCGCGGTCATAGCCAAGCGCATAACTTGCAGTACGCTTACCTTGCGCTGCCCGCTCGGCCATTGCGGCACAAACGCGCTCCGCTGTCAACTCCCGCTCCAGCTGTGCGAATACGCCGCAAACTCCGACCATTGCACGTCCCATAGCAGAGCTAGTGTCAAAGCTCTCCGTAAAGCTTGTAAAAGCAACATTGTGCTTTTGCAGCATGTTAAGTGTACCGTACAAATCAGCAACCGACCGTGTAAATCGACTAAGCGCCCACACCAAAATCAAGTTAAATTTGCGATTATTTGCATCGTCAAGCATCTGCTGCATGGCGGGCCTGTGTATAATGTCCTTGCCACTGATGCCCTCATCGGCATATACGTTATATACAATATGACTATGGGAGTCGCACCATGCGCGCAAAGTCTTCTCTTGCGCTGCAAGGCTATAGCCCTCCCGCGCTTGGTCAAGCGTGCTTACTCTGATATAGATTGCAACTTGCATTGTTTTTCCTCCATAGCAAAAGTGCCCCAGCAGGGGCACTCTGCAAATTATCTCAATACATCCCAATCACACGGACCAGCGATTGGGCCGGTCACCATGTTCGGGTGCTTGCAGTAGCTGTAATGGTTACTGCCTTGGCGCCAAACCGCATAAGCAATCAGTGTGTCATCATCCCAAAGCTGGACCTGGTCTGCTGGATGCCCATACTGCGCTGCTGCCTGCTCGATTGTGGTATTGCCTACGTGGTATTCTCTGCGGTTGTTGTCATCGATTTCAATCACTTTCATATTTTCGTTTGCCATTTTTAAAATCCCCTTTTGTTTTTTGCTTTTTGTTATCTCTCAAGCACATATATAGTATATGACTAATTGCGTAATTAGTAAAGCGGTAATATACACAAAGATTGAGTTGCGTAATTAGGCAATATGACTAATTGCGCAATTGCGAATGAAGGAGTACAATAATATGTTAGTAAGGAGATGGAAAAATGAAAAGTCAAAAGAAAATTGACATGAAAAAGCAATCGGAATGGAGCAATGCATACACAAAAACGGCATACGACCGATTATATCCGTTTGTGCCCAAGGGCCACAAGGCAGAGATTCAGGCGGCAGCAGATGCCGCCGGAGAATCGCTCAATGAATATATCATAAAAGCGATTGATAAAAGGATGAGCGAAGAAAAATAAAGCCCGGCGTTGTATTAACGCCGGGCAAAGAGTAGGAACGTTAAATGTGCAGCTGCGCTTTCAGCGCGTCCTGCAAAATTTGCGAAAAATTAACTCCGTTTTTTTCGGCCATAGCGTTCAGCCAGGACGGGATTGACAAAGTTTTTTTGACTGCACTGTTTTTATGCAGCTTGCGGTACTCCAGTGTATCGCAAGCAATCAAAGAAGCAAAGCAGCCGGCTGGGGCGGAAATTTTTGCAATATCGCTTGCAGCCGGAATTTCTGCACCGCTTTCCTCAGCGTCGTACAGCATAAGGCAAAGGACGTCTTGTGCCATATCAATAGCGTCGGAAAGGCTTTCGCCGGAAGTGAAGCAGTTTTGTAAATCTGGAAAATTCACAGAGTATTGACCGCCGTCCTCTGGAGTGAAAACAGCTGGGTAAACGTATTTTGGCATAATAAAAACTCCTTTCAAATTGTGTGAGGGGTGCAGAAAAAGGGCTTATGGAAGCCCTGATGCTGCTTTGATGCTTTTGAGTGTTCCAGCTGGAACTTGTTGCTGATTGTGTCGGCTGACTGGGAACTTCTGGTTTGTAATGGGGCTGTACCATATTTCATGTCGTCCACCCTCTCCAACCTTATAGCACCCGATTTTTTTCAGCTCACGTTTCAGCTCTCTGTACTGCATCTTTCCCTCACCTCTTGAATATATTATAGCACGTAATAATACGTATGTCAACACTAAAACGTAATAATACGTATGTTTTTTATCAGAATTTTATTTACAAAAATAAAAACTCCCTGCACCGTCAGCAAACGATGTAGGGAATTGACTGTGGGGGTCAAGAAATCCAAAACTATTATAATCCTCCCGGTCAGCGAAATGCAAGGAGGACAAATGAAAAAAGCTGTAATTTATGCGCGGTATTCGAGCGACGTGCAAAAAGAAACAAGTATTACAGACCAATTGCGAGATTGCCATGAATATGCCGTAAAAAACAACTATGAAATTGTACATGAATATTGCGATGAAGCTGTTAGTGGCAAGAGCGATGAACGAGAACAGTTTCAGCAAATGTTGACCGACAGTGCAAAAGAAATTTTTGAGGCTGTTATTGTCTGGAAACTGGACAGATTTGCACGAAACCGAAATGAGAGTGCAATCAATAAGGTAAAGCTGAAAAAGAACGGCGTAAATGTCATATCTGCTATGGAGCATATACCAGAAGGTCCGGAGGGGATTATTCTGGAATCGCTGCTGGAGGGTATGGCAGAATACTATGTGTATGATTTAGTCGAAAAAACCAGCCGTGGAAGGAGAGGGATTGCGTTGCAAGCGAAACACACAGGAGGACGGCCGCTGCTGGGGTATAAAGTGAATCCTGATAAAACTTATGCAGTGGACGAATACAATGCAGATACGGTTCGGCAAATTTTCAGGATGTATGCCGAGGGACATTCATTTTCCGAAATTATAGATGCCATGAATGCGCAGGGGAGAAAGACTGCGGCAGGAAAACCATTTGGGAAGAACTCCATCCATGAACTTTTACGGAACGAGCGTTATATTGGGACATATACCTATAATAAAATCCCAAGCAAAAATGGAAAGCGAAATAGTCATGGAAGCAAAGTGGATGATAAAGTTATCCGGATACCACATGGCATGCCAGCAATTATTGATATGGGAGATTGGCAGCGGGTACAAAGTCGAATGGATAAAAATAAAAAAGCCCCTGCTGCTCATAAAGCAAAGATTAGCTATTTGCTGTCGGGGAAACTGTTTTGCGGCGAATGTGGCGGTGCAATGGTAGGGCAGAGTTCGGGCAGCCATATGAAGTATGGATATTACGAATGTAGTACCAAGAAGCGCGTGCGAACTTGTAAAAAGCAAAATGTAAAAAAAGAATTAATAGAAAATGCAGTCGTAAATTACACAGTGAAATATGTGTTGTCAGAGGAAGTATGTGATACACTGGCCTCATTGGCGCACGAAGAGGCAGTTAGAGACAGTAGCAATCAAGATTTGGTTGTTGCCGTAACGAAAAAGCAGAAAAAGAACCAAACAGAAATAGATAATATACTAAAAGCGATAAAACTCGGAATTATTACAGATAGTACAAAAGAAGAATTAGACAAGCTAGAGGCAGAAAAGAAGGCGCTTTCTGAGCAGCGGGACCAGTTGGAATTTTTCCAGTCATCGGTGCGCTCAAAAGAAGCGATTTCGGCTTGGCTCCATAAATTTATTGACGGAGATGTTTCTGATCCAGAGTTTCGGAAGCAGCTTGTAAACTCATTTGTGAATGCGGTCTATGTGTATGATAACGGCACAGTAATCATTATATATAATTGGGATGGGGACGGCGAAAAGCATAAAATCAATCTTACGGATTTGGATGGTGTCCTGTCATCCGCACCATGTCGAGTGTTCTTATAGCATTTGAAAGTGCTGTAAGAACACTCGCTTTTTTATATGCTTATCCTGCCATCTGCGCTTGGGAGTAGCTTACGGCTACTCCTTTTCTCGTTTGTATAAGAACATCCGGTTCCGGCAGGGATGAAACATCGGGTATTTCAATGGAGCCAATACAATTATAGTGAATAGTCAGCTTCTGTACGTATACGCCGTTCACCTTTTCGGCCTGATGGACTTCAATGTGATCGATCAGCTCATTCAGCATTCGCGGCGTAAGCTTTCTGGCTCTGGTATATTTACGTACAGTAGCCATAAACATATCCGTGCCTACCGTCCGACGGCTTTCCTTGTCAAGCTCGGTCCTGAGCATTTTTATACGTCCTGCTAATCCGCTCTGTTCATCTTCATATTGTTTGGCCATTATTGAAAACCGATCATCTGAAATTTTTCCGGCCACGTTATCCTCATACATTCGATCAAACAGTCGGTCGATCTCCTTATCGCGGGCCAACAGAGAATTGTATTCTTTTTGCTTTTTCTGTCGCTCGAGCTCCACAGTTTGCTGAGAATGTCCCATAACCGCTTTGACGAATTCATCCTCATACTTGCTCGCAAATTTTGTGAGCCTGCGGATTTCTCCCACAACGACCTGTTCCAGAAAGTCCACACGGATGTAATGAGTAGAGGTGCAAGTGCCCCGATTACCTTTGTAGTTGGAACAATTGAAATACTTGATATCCGGGTTGCCCTGATTGAAGTGGTAATGCAGATTATGTCCGCAGTCGGCACAGACAAGCAAACCGGAGAACATATTGGTTTCTCCCTCATTCGTTTTCCTCTTGCGAATTTTACCCCGCTTCTGTTGAACCTTTTCCCAGATGGCACGGTCAACGACCGGGTCGTGCACATCCTTAAAGATAACCCAATTATCACGGTCGTTTTCAATCCGTTTTTTATTCTTGTAAGATTTGCTGTATGTCTTAAAATTGAGGACATCCCCGCAATACTCTTGCAAGGAAAGAATCTTTGTGACGGTAGAGCTGTTCCACTTCGTGGGTGGTGCGTCTTTATGCTTGCCAGGGCGGTTGACGCCTCGTGCTTGCCAATAAGATATTGGAGTTAGGATATTGTCCCTTTCCAGCGCGGCGGCGATTTGTTCCGGCCCAAAGCCGTCCAGCGTCATCTGATAAATCCGGCGAACGACAACGGCGGCTTCCTCATCCACAATCCAGCGTTTTGAATTTTCCGGGTCCTTGATGTAGCCGTAAGGCGGTTGTCCCATCGGTTCCCCGGCATTTCCCTTGATTTTATTGCTGATGCGCCGTTTTTTGCTGATATCACGGGCATACCACTCGTTGAACAAATTGCGGATCGGCGTCAGTTCATTTTCTCCTTCGGCGGTGTCCACATTGTCGGAGACCGCGACAAGCCTTATGTCGTGATCGGGGAGAAATTCCTCCGTAAGTTTTCCAACCTCAATGTAGTTTCTGCCCAAGCGCGACATATCTTTTACGAAAACAGCCGCCGCATGGCCTTCCTCAAGTTCTTGAATCATCGCTACAAAACCGGGCCGCTCCATTGTAACACCGGAAATGCCATCGTCCGAGAAGTGGACAAGGTTGGTATATCCCTTTTCTTTGGCAACCTTAATTAGAAGTTTTTTCTGATTGCTTATGCTGTAGCTCTCACCCTCAAGATTGTCATCGCGTGACAGCCGCTCATAAAGGAAGGCTGTGTCTTCCCGGTTCTTTCTCTTATTTGACCGTTTCATAAATCCCCCTTTCCGGCAGTCAAATAAGCAGTATTTACAGGCTAAGGTATACCATATCGACCGCCGATTGTCACGCTTGCCGCATTGTTACTTATCATCAAAGCCGATCTGCATCGGCCCTCATCAGTTTCATTAAAATGGTTCCCAGCGTGTTATGCCCTTCTGTTTGAAAAACAGGTTCGACAATGAAGGTTTTGCCGTTTACCTTATAGGTGGATGGCTTATCTAAACGATTGCGTCCGGAAGCTCCGGGCGGTATATTGCTGTTGCAGGCAGCAGTTTTCGTGTTTTTCAT